ATACACGTAGAAAGAACAGGTACAGGGACTTATACAACTAGCGTTATACAGACCGCTTTATCTGCCCCAGCCACAACGGAAGCATCAACTACAGATGCACAAATATGGTCTAATAACCAGTGGGAGCCGGCAGAGGGTTTTTCAGATAATCCTTTATGGACATACGACGCCAGTACTGTAATGGCAGACCCCGGCGCGGGTAATGTAAGGTTTAACAATGCCAACACCTCTCTAGCTACCAAACTAGCCGTATCAACAACAACAAATCAAGGCGCTGACTTTCGCGATGAATTACTGCTTGTTACTGACGGTTCGGCACTTTCAGTTAGGGAGTTTGGGGCGTTCCAGAATAGCCTAGGGTTTACTGTTGATACAGCGTCCGACGGCACTACGTGGTTCGAAGTTGATATAACCGTTTTAACCTCACAAGCATTCAGTGGCGCCGGTGTTAATCTTGCGGTAAACCTTATTGACTTAAAAGAAACTAGGGCGGAGGCTGATTTATTTATGACTGGTGGCTCTGAGACTATTACAACAGGTAGTGCCGGAGATTGGCAGGAAATAGGCGTTCCTTCCGCGGGTGGTGTCAGTTGGTCTAGTGATATAGCGCAGAGTTTTACTGTTGGTACTGATGGGGTTATAACATACACAGGTTTAAGTGATATAGATGTTAGAATGACCGGTCGTGCAACAGTTGAAAAGGTTGGTGGCGGCTCTGACGTTATAGAGGTTAGATTTGCTATTAATTGGAATGGCTTGGCTAGTGATTCAGGACTGGAAAAATCAAGGGCACAAACCCAAAATACAACCCCTACCACAGTTCCTATAGGCGCACTAACATCGCTAGTTACTAATGATAATATTAGAGCCATATTCAGCAATACAACGGGTACGGATAATATAATAGCCTCGGTTTCAGCGATAGAGGTAACTAGAAGTGCCTAAAATAAATATCCCTGTTGATAATGGTTTTTATGTCAGTGATTCGCTACAGAACGCCAATATGCTTTGTACTAATTGGTTTCCTAATAAACCACAGGTTGAAGGTGCATTATCTCAAGGAAACCTTATAGGTGGCGCTGGCATAACTCAAATGCTAACAACTGGCACTGTTGAGCAGGTTAACAGGGGTATGCATGTTAAATCTGGCAAACCTTACTTTTTAAATGGCACTAGCTTGATACGTGTTGACAGGTTTGTTGATGAGTTTGGCGTTGAAGCTTTCACCAGTGTAGAGCTTGGTACAATACCCGGCACTGAGCGAGTTAGTATGGCTGACAACGGCACTGAGTTAATGGTGCTGGTTCCGGGTGGTAGTGGATACATTATAGATGAGACTAGCGGCACTCCATTTGTTGAGATTACAGCCCCCGGCTTTACTGCTAGTGGTGCGCCTCAGATTGTAGTATTCATTGATTCTTACTTTGTTTGCTCAACTGATAGTAAGAAGTTTATTCGCTCAGACTCTAACCAAGGTACTGTATGGAATGCCTTGAATTTCTTCACGGCAGAATCAGACCCTGACGACATTGTAAGCCTGCAAGTTTATAACAATAAGCTATTTGTTCTAGGTTCGGAAGTTACAGAAGAGTTTAACAATAACGCGGGCATATTTCAGCGCACAGGTTTTTTTATTGATAAGGGTTGTTTTGCTAAATTCTCAACTATCGCTACAAACAATAGCTTTATGTGGATTGGTGGCGGCACTAACGAAAGCCCAGCTATCTGGACGCTAAACGGTAATACGCCGGTTAAAATATCAACTACTGCTATTGATTCGGCGTTGCAAGATTTTAGCTTAGAAGAGATACAACAAGCTTTTGCTTATTCTTATGCGCAAAATGGCGCGTACTTTGTGGGCTTTTCATTGCCGACTAGAACATTTGAAATAAATACTATCACCGGTAAGTGGAACGAAAGAACAAGTCAAATTATTAATAGCAAAGGATTTACTGAGGTTATTAGGTGGCGCGTCAACTCTTTAGGGACTGCATACAACCGCGTTTTATGTGGCGATTCTCAAGATGGTCGTATTGGCTCAATAGAAGTTGATACTTATACGGAATACGGTAGCGAGATTATACGCACATTTTCGACGCAGGTTATTAGTGATCAAGGTAATTCTTTAACTATGAGTCAGCTAGAAGCAACAATGGAAGCGGGTGTTGGCGATTTGGTAACAGAAGACCCAAAAATTAGAATTAGCTTTGCTGCCGATGGTAAGTCATTTGGTAATGAGTTAACTAGAAGCATTGGCGGAATAGGTCAGTTTGAGCAACGAGCCATTTGGTATCGACTAGGCAGATTCCCAAGAATGGTAGTTATTAAGGTTGAGATGTCAGACCCTGTTAAACCTGTATTTATCAAACTTGAGGCAAATATAAGGGCGAATAATCGTGGTAGATAGAATATCAAGTCTTAGCACTGATAGACCGATAGTTGAGCCTGATGGCTCCCTAACAGTACAGAGCCGCACGTTTTTTAGAGAGCTAGCCGTACAAGCAACAATTATTAGCACCGGAAGCCCAGAGGGCGTGATTGAGGCTGAGATTGGCGCCACTTATATGGATGGTGCAGGAACGGCAGGTAATATTTTATATATCAAACGAGATGCGGACGACGGCGCTGGCGACAAAACAATAGGGTGGGTTCTTGTATGATTGAACGCGTCTATGACAAAGATAAAATTACCAGTATCGTAATGACAATGATTGACGATGTTATAGAGGACGGCACAAGTCACGATTGTTTTGATTTAGATGTTGAGAGAGATTGTTGGTTATCTTGCGATAACTACAAAGCATTATTTCATGTAAAAGCATTTAATCGAACGACGCTAGATTTGCATTGTTATGTACCGAAGGAAAATAGAAAAAATAGTAAGGCTTATGGTTTGATGGCTACTAATTGGATTAAAGATAATGCGCCTGAGATGTATAAGAAGGTTATTACGCAAACACCATCAATTTATAGACACATAAGAATGTATGTTAAAAGTTTAGGATTTAAGCAGGAGGGCGCTTATACAGACGCTTTTCTGAAAAACGGTAAGGTTTGGGATTTGAATTTATACGGGCTAAAAAGGTGTGATATATGACCATTGTTAAGGATACGTTCTTTGGGGGCGCAGAAAAGAAAGCTGCACAAGCCCAGCAAAAAGGTATTGAAAAGGGTATTGAAGCAACAGAGAAAGCAACGCGAGAGGCTAAAGAGGCGGCGCTTCCTTTATTTGGACAGGCTCGACAGGATTTGCAGCAAGGCTTTCAAGGTGCGCTTGATGTGTTTGGTCAGGCTTTACCAGCACAAACACAGGCTTTTCAACAAGGAAATATTGGCGCACAACAGCAATTACTTGCTGGTTTGCCGCAGTTTCAAAACGCCATATTGGGCGGTCAGGTTGATTTTAGCCAGTTACAGCCTACGCAAGTTCAAACACCAGATTTGGGCTTTTTCCAGCAACGATTACCAGGCACAGCACCAGCAGGTGTTGACCCTGCTACAACAGGGGCAGTAATACCCAATGCTTTTGCCCCAGGTACTCAATTTCAAGGACCTGTTGTAGATGATAGTGGTTTTTTTGGCAACTTACTTAATCCAGAGCCGGTTACTCCTAATGCTTTTGATAAATTTGTTGGTTCTAGAGGCGGGTTTACTGGTCCTCTAGGGGTGCAGTTGCAGCAAATGGGAGGGTTTGGTATGGGTCCAAGTATTAACGCGCTAGAGCAGCAAGCGTATTTTGAGCAATCAGCACAGCCCACCAATATAGGGCAAGGCGAACAACTATTGCGCAGACCAAATTTTTTAACAGGGGGTTTTTAGAATGGTGATGATGACAGGTAGACTATTGCCTAGAAATAAGATGAGAACATTCGCACCGGGCGAGCAGCACCCTAGTGTCACACCTATGGGTGCACAAACCCTTACAGGCGCACCAATGCAGCCGCAGCCACAAGCTCAGCCACAGCCACAATTTGGTTTATCTGGTGCTGAACAAGCTTTGCTAGCAGGTCAGGGCGCTGGTATCGCAGCACTGGAGCAGGGGCAGGCTGGCGCTTTAAGCTCTTTAGGTCGAGGACAGCAGGTAGCGCAACAGCAATTAGGTGCAGGTAGGGATTTGTTATTAGGTGGTGCACAAGCTGGTGTAGGGCAAGTTCAGCAGGGTTTGGGTAGTGCTTTAGGGCAGCTACAACAAGGGCAACAAGCTTTAGGTGGTAACTTTGGCGCAAGCGCACAACAAGTCAACCCGCAGACAGGGCAGTTATTATTTCAACAAGCGGCTCAGGGTGTTGGTGCATTTTCACCTGCTGGACTACAAGCTCAAGGATTGCAATCTGCCTTAAGTGGTGCTCAAGGTCAAGAAGCATTTAATCAAGCCCTGCTAGACTCACCTGTCCAGCAATTTTTACGCGAGCAAGGAGAGCAAAGTAGGATTAACCAAGCAGCAGCAACGGGCGGTTTGGGTGGTGGCGCTATCCAGCAAGAATTAACTAGATTCGGGCAAGGTTTGGCAGGTCAACAATTACAACAACAAATACAAAACTTAAACGCTTTATCTAGCCAAGGCTTACAAGCGGCAGGACAACAAGGTCAGTTTTTAAGTCAGGCAGGGCAGCAACAAGGCCAACTTGCAGCACAAAACGCACAACTAGGCACACAGGCTAACTTAGCTAATGCTAGAAACAGATTGGCAGCAGCACAACAACAAGCGCAGATGTTTGGGCAAGGCGCGCAAGCAGCTCAAAGGGCTGGTGAGGTTGGCGCTAACATATTAGACCAAGCAACAGGGCGAGCGGCTGGCTTATTCGGTCAAGGCGCTGGGTTAACTGGTCAATTAGCGAGTCAAGGTGCTGGCATTCAATCAGAGCTAGGCCGGCAGGCGGCTAATATATTCACTGGGACAGGCGGCGCATTAGCGCAAGGCAGAACCCAAGCTGGTAGAGATATAGCAAGTCAAATTGGTGGCACTACTTCCGCATTGGCTCAATTACAACAACAGCAAGGTGCTGGTTTATCTGATATAATCGGGCAAGGCGGAAGTAACCTAGCTAACTTGTTAAGTGGGCAAGGTCAGTTATCAGCAGAGCAGTCGCAACAACTAGCGGCATTATTAAGTAATTTAGCAGTTGGTCAGGGTTCGCAAATAGCTCAAGCGCAACAAGGTATAGGTCAAGCTCAAGCTGGTGGCATTACCGGTGGGGCGGCTGGTCTAAGAGGTGGTCTAGGTCAGGTGGCTGGGGGTGTTGCTGGCGCGTTTGGTGCTCCAGCTGGTATTGGTAACGCATTAATTGGTGGTTTAACTGGTTTTTTCGGATAAGGAATTAGCATGGTAGATTTTTTCAACCCGTCGGGCAGGGGGACAGGTATTCGCGGGAGCATTGCTGCTGTAAATGACTTGTTTGGTGGTATAGAGCAAAGAAAGCAAGCAGAGAGATTATCTCAGATTCAAGACCTTACCCAAGCTGCCGCGCAAGGGGGTTTAGGCTCCCAAGCGTTTAAGTCTTTGGCTGGCTTCTCACCTGAGCAAGCCTCTAGGCTTAAGGGTATATTGCAGACTGATGACCAAGGCTTAGAGGCGGCTTTTCAAGATGCTGCTGTATTTAAGAATTTATTACAGCAAGACCCTAGCGGTCAAAGCGCTTTGCAATTCGGGCAACAAAGAGTGCAAAGCGGGCAGCAGCAAAATAGAAATATGATCCATACTCAGCGTTTTTTGAGTGAGGTACAAGCCGACCCACAAGCGGCATTGGGTAGTATTAGTTCTTTTTTATCTATACCTGAGGAGTTGTCTAGGGCTAATGAAAACAGAAGAGTGCAAAATTCAAGAGATGTACCAGGAGGGACATTAATCACTTACACTGATGGCAGTCAAGAGTTCAAAAAGTTTGGTGAGGGTGTACATCAAGCGGCGCAAGATGTAGCGCAAAGAGACTTGCCAAAACTAACGGCGTCAATGCAAAACAAACAGCTAGAATTTCAAGAAAATGCAAATAATGCTTACTCACTTGCGGAAAAGTCATCTATTCTGGCAGACAGGTTTTCAAATATAGACGCCACTACTGGTGCGGCTGGTTCGGCTAGAGAGGTATTTTTGAATTTTATAGGTAGTCAGGACGAGGTGTCAAACCTACGAAAAGATTATACAAGAATAAGAAATAAGCTGATTACTGCTAACTTACCGCAAGGTCCAGCAACCGATAAAGATATAGAACTAATAGCAGCTGGATTCCCAGACGCATCAGCTAGCCAAGCTCAAATAGTGGACTTTCTTAAAGCTATGAGTAGAGGGCAAGAAGCTATTGCTAAGTTTGATGAGTTCAAGTCTACATTTTTACAAGAGAACGGGAATATCACTAGAGCAACTAGAGATTTTACTTTTGACGGGCAAGAAGTGAAGAAGGGGGAGCGGCTAGCTACAGCCTATAAGCGCATAAGTAAGAACATAAAACCTAGAGCGGCGCAAGTTGTTGATACTATAGAAGGACAGCAAATTGATGTAAGCTCACTTTCTGATGAGGACTTATTCAACTAATGGCTACTACTAGAGAGAAATGGCAGGAAATTGCTAATAGAGGCTTACAGGATAGATTTGACCCACAAACAAGGGCTAAGTTTGATGAAGCCGTTAAGCGTGGACTAATAACTATTACACAACAAGCCCCACAACAACCACTTGTAAACGCTAATGTGGTACAGCAGCCACAAGCGCCACAACAAGACCCCACCTTGGGCGAGCAGGTTTTAGGCGGGTTAGAAAACGTAGGCGCTTTAGCTTCTAGCATTGTTGCTGAACCTGTAGCTGGCTTAGCTGGCATAGCTCAATCATTAAATCCTTTTGCGGACGAGGGAGCAGGAGCTAGAGCAGTTGAAGCAACACGAGAGGCTTTAACATTCACACCACAAACCGAAACGGGGCAAGCGCAACAGCAGGCTATAGGTGAGACTTTAGCGCCGGTTGGTGAGGCTTTGTCTGGTGCTGAAAGGTTTCTTGGTGATGAAACATTAAAGCTAACTGGTAGCCCAGCTTTAGCCTCTATGGCTCACACGCTACCAAGTGCAGCACTAGAGATATTAGGCGTTAAGGGTGCAAGACGAGCTACAGCAATCAAAGACCCTAGCGAGAAGCTAATCAAGAAAACATTGGTTGAGTCTGCGCCAGAAGCGGAGCAAGTTAGAAAGGCATCTAGCCTGTTATTTAAAGAGGTTGACGAGTCTGGCGCAGTGGTTAAAAAATCATCACTAGGAAAGCTTAATAATGCGCTTGATAGCCTAGCTAAAAAGGAAGGTATTAGAGAGGGTGTTTCAGATCCTGTTTTTAGATCAATTAACGCTATCAAAAAAGATATAGGCAGAGGTACTCCAATACCTATTAATGAGATAACAGACCTAAGGAAGATAGCCCAGAACGCAGCAAGCCCAACAGATGCAAACATATCTAGGCAAGCTGGACTTGTTCTTGATGAGGTTGATTCCTTTATTGATGGTATAAGCACTAATGACCTTACAAGAACTGGCAATATAAAAGCTAAAGACATATCGAAAAAACTCAGGGATGCGCGGAAGCTATACGGCAGAGCTAAAAGGGCTGAAATGCTTGAGGGTGCAATAACCATGGGGGCAAGCAGAAAGGCAGGTATAGAAAAGGGGATAAGGAACGAGTTAAACAACTTAATAAATAGAAAAAAAAGCAATAAGTTTTTAACTAAAGAAGATATTGCCGCAATAAGAAAGGTTACTGATGGTGATTTTAAGCAGAACTTTTCTTCTTTAGTTGGTGGTATGGGGTTAAAGTTAGAAAACAGCCCGAGCATGTTTAATGCTCTTATCAGTGGTGCGGGTACTGGTGGTTTAGCGGCATCTCTAGGGATGAGTGGCGCAGCCTTGCCACTGGCTATCGGTGCCGTCACCACTGGTACAGTGTCAAAGCAAATAGCAAACAAGTTAGCAAGAGGCAGCGCTAACTTTTTAAAAACGATGCAATTAGCAGGGAACGACGCTCAAAAGATAACTAAAGCTTATTTAAGAGCTGTACCTAAAAACAAAAGAAGCACATCAGACCTGTCGGATTTATTGTTAGACCCAAGTGTCGATTTAGGAACACTTGAGAATATAGCGAATGAAACCGTAAAGGATGCTATTAAAGCCGCGCAATTTAAGCGTGAATTATTGCAAGCGTCTGCCGCTTTAGGCGCTGGCGCAAGCCTAGAAAATGAGGTAAGCAGCAATGAAAGCCAGTAGGAATACAATTAAGCTGGGTATGCTGCTTGTTTCTTCGTTATCGTTAATCATGATAAAATACCTTTTAAATAAAACTAGTGTAACACAACATAGAGGCGAAAAATAATGGCGCGTTTTGTTTCACCAATAACAGATATGAAACCCAACGGTAGTTTACGTTTCTTTAAATCAGGAACGAATTCAACCTTGGTTACATATAAGGACGAATTAGAAACACCAGGGCTTGAAAATCCTGTAATTGTTCCTGTGCTGGCAAACGGGAACATCCAAAATGTTTTTTTTAGTGGCTCCGCTAAAGTCATTTATTTAGATGAGTTTGGCGTCCAATATGCAGAACGTGATCCAGTTGGCGGCGATAGAGAGCTCGGGGATTTTTCCCTATGGGATGCTGCTGTTACTTACGATATAAATGATATAGTAGAGACGTCAGACGGCAAGTTTTACCAATCATTGTCAAACGGTAATGTAGGCAATGATCCAACAATAACACCTACGTCATGGAAAGAAATTCGCTTTATTGAGATGTGGAATGAAAACATTGTCTATGCGTTTGGTAAAGTGGTACAGACCGTCGACGGTAATTTATGGAAAGCTGTTGTTTCTACGGTAGGCAATGACCCTAGTACTGACTCAGGTGCTAACTGGCTGCCCGCTATAGATGATGTAAAAATACCGGCAATAATATCACTAAAATGGATTGCTAAAGACTCTGATTTCACCGCAGTAAGTGGTGAGTCATATCAAATCGACGCATCATCAAATACAGTTAATGTAACAATACCGACATTAGCGGCTAACAATGATTTTACGTTTCATAACGAAACAGCGTCAACATTCAAGGTTCAGATATTAAACCCGCTATACACAATTAACGGCCCTAACGGTTCATTTCTCGCAGGGACAGATATAGAGTTAGCAGCAGGCGATTCAGTTCAGATGGTGGCTAAATCAACTTCAATTTTAGAGATAGTAGGAGCGCAAGCATAATGGCTAGTGAGTTATTAAGTTCAGTTTTTGGGGGTGTTGGCGGTTCGTTTGTTGCAGAATCGGCAGGGATAACAGGCACAATAGCAGGTGGATCCACAACAAACGCTTTAGTTGTTACACCCCCAGCTGGGCAAAGGGTTTTTCTTTATTTTTTAAATAACTTCGGCTCAAGTTCCGATAATGTGAACATGGATATTTTATTTGGAACAAGAAAGGTTATAGATAATAAATCTTTAAGGTCCCTATATGTATCGTCAAATGATTTTAATATAGGCAATATCACCATGACGGCAGGTACAGCATCTTCACAAGAGCTGAGCGGAACAATACCACATTTAATCGGTAAGACAAATGAAGTATTGACGATCAACTTCTTATCACCAAGCACTATTCCGGTAGCATATGCGTACCAGCTAGGAGAATAACAAATGCAAAAATTAATAAATGCCGTATGGGTTGACTGTACAGAAGAAGATTTGGCGGTCGGTGATATTTATAGGATTCCTGTCGGTGATGGTGGTTGGCAACAACAAACTTATACGGCAGAACCAGATAAGTCAGTAATAGAGAGACAATGGCGGGATTCAGAGTTATCAAGGACAGATAAGCTTATTATACTTCCTGATTATCCTATTGACTTGCGAGCTTACAGAATGGAGTTAAGGGACTATCCGCAGCAGTCGGATTTTCCTAATGGAACACGCCCAACACTATAATGATTATAGATTATCGACGGGTAATCTAGGCCGGTAGAGTTCCGAACATCTCTACCGGCTTTTCTACTAACTCGCTTGTATATGGGGCATATCCCAGCCATTAAAATCATCACTGCCAAACGTGCCGCCCCAAGTTAATTCGACGCTAACCTTGCCAGCTTTCTTTAACCTTTTAGCTGTTGATAATATAACACCAGCAACCATTGCTAAGTGATGCTTTTCCCAACTAGCTTTACCGTTAACATAAGCGTAAAAATCTAGCGCTTTACCCGTCTGATGATAGCTTTTAACATTAAAACCATCGCATTTAGATAAACCTTTTTCGCATAATATGCTTTGCTCCTCGGCTGTTCGCAAACCACCATATTCAGGTATGCCAAAATCAATTGGCGAATTCTTGAGCGCCTCATTAAATATTGTAATCAGGTCACTATGTACACCACTCATTCTCTCAGCACTTCTTTTGCTAAAATTAAGCATTCTCAATCTCTCCAAGTCCTTAACAATTATTGTCGTAAAGCCCACACAAAACCCCTGTCGCAACTAAAATATAAATCACTAGTAAAGCTAAAAGGATTTGCCAGTCCGTTTTAAATTTAAACATTTTGTTTCTCTTTGAATTTAATAGGAACGCCATTCTCATTCCAGTAGAGCAACATTTGCTCCATGTAATCTTTAGATTCTGACGTATTAAATAAGCTGGTAACTTCTAGGCACTGTATGAGCTTCATTTGGCTTTCATAACTGTGGTTATAGTAATCTAACTTATGTAGTAAAAACTCCATCTTATCGCCATGTTTAGCGCTATTTAACAGTATCGGCAAGCCTATGTATGCCTTGCACCAATTCTTTATTTCTAGCGCCGTTACATCGCCCCTAGATTTTGCTATTTGACCGTACCATAAGTGTTGTTGGTTATTAGCTGATATGCCCCGCTTAGGCTTCCATTCACTAATAGATAATCTCATAGGCTGATTTAGGTCAAGTTTTCGAAGCTCTTGAACTATGTAATCCATATTGCCATTAGTTAATTTTAGGTCCTTCACTATGCCGCCTTTAGTGCAAATCGAAAACCGTTTTTATTGCCTCTATCCTCTACAGCATCAACAGTTCGTTTATTGCCAAACTCGGCATTTATTAGCGCTGTAATCTCAGTCAAAGGCTTTTTGCCGCAATGCTTCATCATTAGCCTTAATTCACCATCTTTCCATGGTTTTTGTTTTTTTGGTTTAATTGTTAAATTCATTTTTTTACCTTGTTAAGTTTGCCATTAATTCGTATTTGCCATTTTTCAAGCGCACCTCATGAAGAAGACCAGCCTTATCTTTTGAGTATTTAAAAATAGTAGTTCTAGTAACATTTAATAATTTACTAAGCTTTGATTTGTTGTGAGCTATGTCATCTGTACGAAGCAAGCTGTATACTGTTAACTCTTTCATACTACGACCCCTTTAATAAATAAAACTATCAATCCTACTGATATAACGAGGTACATTACCTGTTTTAAATTTCGCATTTTTTCCTCCAATAGTTACCTCTTAACAACAACTGTAAACAGCTGTTTAATTACAGTGTTATGTTGCCTACTCTAATTTTATTATTGCGTCATTAATTCTATCAACCAACTTCCAATCTCTAACGTCTAATGCTGGCGCATGACAGTCGCTAAGTAAGTTAATTACCATTTCCTTGTTTACTAATTCAAAATCCATTTTATTTTCAACTAGCCAGTCAATAGCGCTATGACCGTCCATTTGTAATAATTCTTCTAATATCATTCGCTTCTACTCCTGTGTTTACGGCAAATATAACAACAACTATAAACAGCCGTTTAAGTTAAAGGTTATGTTACTAAGCCAAGTGAGCAACATTTTTCTTTGCTCTACTAATTTCTTTTGCTGTAAAGCATCTATATTTACACCACATCTTAAAGCTTTTCCAACAACGCAAAGCCTGTTTATTATCCATACTTTCAGTTTCCCTGTAATATTGCATCAACCTATCTTCTAGTGCTTTTTCTTTTTCGCATTTAGTGAATGTGCAATTATATTGTTTATCGAATTCTTTAGCGTTCATTTTATTTCCTTAATTTTAGTAACGGTAACATAACAACAACTGTAAACAGCCGTTTAAGTTAAAGGCTATATCATTCATTACTAAGACCTTTTTTAACAAGCGTTCTAACTGCTAAATTAAAATTACCTTCATGGTGCTTATCCGCATAATACTGTATAGCTTGCCACAACTCTTTAAAGTCAATTAACTTCTTCATTCAAACCTCTGTATATTTAAAAGATATAGCAAGTATATAGGTTCTATATATTAAATCAAGCTTATTTTAGAATTAATTTAAATTACTGTATAATCACCGTATAAACATACAAAAAAGGCTAATAGGATGGGTTGGTTTAATTTCTTAAGCAGTGACAAAGTTGTAGATAACGTCTTAGATAAAGATGATGGATTGATAGCTAAAGCTGGTTCTTGGATTGGCAATTTAAAGTTAACGGATGAGGAAGTCATCGAGTTTAATGCTAAAACTGTAACTAGTGTGCAATCGTTCGTTAAAGCCACTCTCAGCGAAAATACAGAGAGATCAAAAACTAGGCGGGCAATCGCTGTTTTATGGATAAAAGTTCAGCTAGCTATCGTTTTAATGTGCTGTGTTGCAGCTCCGTTTAACATGGAGCTGGCAGAGTTTTATTTTAAACTAGCAACCAGCACATTAATGATTACAGTAACAACGGCTATTTGCATATTTTTCTTTGGTAGCCACGGTATAGCACGTCATAACGAGTCTAAAAAATGATAGATAACCGTAGATTACCACCAATTAAAAACCCCTATTAAGGGGTTTCTTCTTCCTGCTGATTAAACATCTGCTCATAGTTTAGGTATTCTTGCATGTGAAACGCGGCTGCCTTCTCTTTGTTTAACTCAAGTGATATTTGATATTCTTTAAAGTGGAATTCCATTTTTTCTTTGTAAAAGTTTTTCATGTTGTTTACTCCTTATAGTGTGTTATTAATTCAAGAAATACGTATAGGTATATTTACCCGCTGTATTCTTATAGAAAGCCTCGCCACTATCCAATGCGGCCTTAACTCTTTTAGCAAAGGGCTTTAACTCGCCCTTGTATTTTGTTCTTATTGTCTTGTCGTGATATCTTTTTCCTTTCCACATAATAACCTTGGCACCTTTAATCTCCCCTATCATTTTAAAATTAGAGGCTTTATATATAACCCCTGAATGCCCATACTCTTTATCAGCATAACTAACAACAACACCTTTCCCCCAATCCTTTTTTAGTAGCTTTAACGCCTTTCCTATAAAATAGGATTCAGTGTTTTTTGGTGTGTCATCAATACAGCATAGCCGTCTTAACTCTATAACATTAGCTTCTAAGTCTGAAAACCTTTTCCATTGATTAGCCATAGCCATTCTTCCGAAAAACATAGCCCCTATCATCCTACTGCCATCATATAGCGCGTAACAATAGTCAGCTATACAGCCGTTAATTGATTTTGAGTAGTGATTAGCCTCTATAAAATCCCTAACATCTTTTCTATTAACAAGCTTAACCACAAAGGATTTAACATTCATTCTTTCATTCCTTATAGTGTGCCTAATATTTTATATTTACAGCCTTTTACGCATCTAACCTTGATTAACTGCTTATCTGCCAAGTTGTTTAAATAGCGAATTAGTGTCGTTCTATGTACGTTTAATTTATTACAAAGAACGTTTATATTCTTCTCGCCAGCCTTAACCAGCTCAAGGCATTTGTTTATTCTGTTTTTAGCTGCTAATACTCTGGCCTCGTGTGCCGGGTTTACTCTAGACTTCACAGGCGCTTTAAAGTTTTGTATTGCTTGCATCATTGGTATTTTCATTTGTTTATAATCCTTTTATTTAGTTACAGTACATCACTAAGGTCATTAGCCCATGACGTATCATTAAGTATTTTTATTAATTCAGCGTGGGTACACCAATCTGGTACAACTATAAAGTCCTCATTAAGCACGGCTGCTCTCCCAATCAAAAGCGATCATACTTCCACCGCCCTCACGCAACCTATCAATACAGCGTTCCCCTACTACTTCCTTAACGCCGGTAATATCTAGATTGCTAATAAGTATTGTTGGCTTCATATCTTCATAGCGCCCATCAATAATGTCGAATATAAACATTTTTTCTGTATCACTACCAAACTGAGCGCCGACCTCATCAATGATTAACAAGTCAACACCGACATAAAACTTTATAACATCACCTTCGGACTCTTCAGAGTCTTTAGCCCACGTTGATTTTAATTGCCTAATTAAGTCTATTGTCTTTATGATTCCGCAACGGTGGTCGTCAACTAAAGCATCAAGCATTGCTGAAGCCAGCAAAGTTTTACCTGTACCGACACCGCCGACCATTATTAAGCTTTTGTCAGTAGGGAAGCTTTCAACGTATCGCATACAATCGCTTTTAGCTTTGGTTTGCCCTTCGTTAGTGCAAATATAATCGTCAAATGTTTTGTATAGGTTCCGTTTTGATATGCCAGCGTTCACGCGGGCGCTTTCTCGGCGTTTTCTTTCGTTTTCTATAGCAGTGGCAGCCTTTAACTCTTTAGCTGCTAATTCTTCTTCCTGCTTCTTTTCTTTAGCGCATAAAGGACAGCAGCCAGTAACAAAGTATTTATTGTTAAATTCAATATATCTAAATTCATAATCCCCATGTTTTTCACATTGACCTACTTCTGGTGTCTCTGGTTTTGTTTTTATAGTTAGCATTAGAAATTCCCTGATTGATAATTCTGTGTTTCAAAAGTGTGTGTTGATTTGGCGTTATTGGGTTGCATAATTTCATCATTCCAGCATTTACCATTTAACCAAGTTATAGGGTTTTTACGGTATTGCTTATCTGGTGTTGATTTTATGTAAGCCGGTAGTTTTTCAAAGACTAAATCAATTTCAGTTTTAGTTAGCTTTGCAAACTTTGTTTTGCATTTTGAAGAATCGGTTTTCTTACCGTACAAATCCCAAAACTCAGCGAAGCGATCATTAGTTACTTCTTTCTTCTTATTCTTACATTCTTTAGTTCTTACATTCTTATCTGTTGTTACTTCCCTGTTACTTCCCTGTTGATTGCTTGTTACTTCCCTGTTAACTTCCTTGTTGCTATCCTGATACGAATCATACCCAAGCACAGTTAGAATGCGGGCTTTACCTTGTTGTTTACTTGTTACATTCCTTGTTGATTTTAGCTTAGCTAATGATGTTCTTATTTTTTGCACCGAAAGTCCGGTTTCACTAGATAGCGCCTCTAATGACGTTATAAACTGACCTCTTTTAACGTCAATGCCTCGCCATTTAGTGTCGCTATGATTAGCCCTTAGCAAGCAGTGTAGGTACAAGCATTTTGTATTTGTATCGTCATACCACTCCCACTCTAAAAGCTGGCGATGTAGTTTTATCCAGCCGCTAGACATTACTTAGCCCTCTTCTTCAATAGAATCGCAAAGGTCTTTTAATGCGGTATATATAACGTATAGATCTTCATACTTAATTGCTATGTGTTGAACTTCACCAACAGTTAGCTCGTTATCCCCATTTGCCGCATAAGCAATAGTTACTTCGCCAGCTACGTTTTCAAATATTTTTATGTAGTTTTGGTTTAACATGTTATTATTCCCATCTAGTAATTAATTAAGCCGCTATCCCCAAGACGCGGTTTTTTTATTTCATTTCTTTTTTATACTGTATAGCTATCGCCTCAGCAGCTATATCCATTTTAGTTCTTACTATAGCGCCCTCATTCTTTCTCTTTGCCGACATTTCATTAAGCATTTGGTTAGTGCTTGGAGTTATCTTTACGTGTTGAGTCATAATTTTATTTCCGTAGTTAATTAATTCAAATTAATATTAATCCTTATTTATGCTAGTGTCAAACTTTAAATATAATAAAAGTATACTAAAAGTTATTGCAAAGTTAATTATTAGTTGCTATTGTTTCTACACCAACAACAAAACAGGAATAAAGAAATGAAAAATTCAGATATGCCAGCAAGCCCAGTAAGGGGTTGTGATGATAGCTTTATCAATTGTGATGAACTTCATGGTTCGTGGATAAAGAATTGTAAGCCATCGATAGGTTTAACTAAGCGTGAGGCTTTTGCTATGGCAGCTATGCAAGGTTTACTGGCTAGTGGTGGTGGAGCGAGCGGAAACCCTGATCAGCTAGCGGTCATGGCTATTCAACAAGCAGGTATAATATTAGAAGAGTTAGATAAATTTTAGCAACAACAAAACAGGAATAAAGAAATGGATTCAGATAATTTAGTTAAGGTTATAAAAGCGGCAGGATCGAAATTACTTAATGAACATGAGTTTTGTGAGCTGAACCACGCTAACCACTTCAATAGAGAGCTTTATTTTGTACTGCTAGATAATGAGTACAGTATAGAATGGTTTAGTAATCTAATGACACTGACAACGCCGTGCGGATTAGAGGTTAAATTCACCAGTGTTGAATG